ATGACCAAGCCTGTGTTGAACTTGCTTCAAGGTCATGCCTGCATCAAAGCAAAGACTGGCATGTGTGTGTCTGAAGCCGTGAATTTTAATTGGTCGTAAGTCGCTACCTCTCAAAATGCTAAGCAACCATTTTCTTGGCAGGCTAGCAGGCATCGGCTTGCCAGACTCGGTTTCAAAAATATATCTTGTATCTGGATTGTGTTCTCTCCACTCTTCCAAGATAGTCTTTGTCTTTTCGTCTAAGCTGATCAGTCGCTTACTACTCACTGTTTTTGTACGGCCTATTTTCTCACCCTCAAATCCTCTTGTAATGGCTTTGTTTATGTTCAGAGTGTTATCGGTCCAGTCATCCCATTCAAGGGCTAAAATCTCCCCTTTACGGGCTCCAGTGAAGGCTAAAATACGAAAGAGGACTATCTTTTCCAAATCCTCAGTTTGTGCGACCAATTTTAAGAATGTTTGAAGCTCGTCTTTGTTGTAAAAATCGCTCTTTTCGTCTGATTTCTTCCTGATAGTTGTAACCACACTATCGGCTGGATTTGTATCTAGGTATTCGTGTCTTATCGCATACTTAAAGATATTGTTCATAAGGCCCTTTAGTTTTCGCCCGTAAACTAATTTTCTCGACCACTCATTGACCTGTTCTTGCATTTGGAGAGGAGTGATAGAGGCTATCTTCCTATCTCCTAAAGCTGGATAGATGTGATTTTGAAAGTTCCTGGTAGTCTTTAGATAGGTGCTTTCTTGCACGGTCTCGTTGTATTCTTCAAGCCATTTCTCTGCTATCTCTCTAACTGTTATATTCTTTCTAATCTGCTCAGCGTTATCTATATCGCTTTGAAGTTGTAAGAGTGCTGCACGAGCTTTCGCCTTGGTTTCAAATCCTTTTTTCCTGGCATATTTGCTTTTGCCATTCTTTTTGCCAAGGTAGACCGTGAATCCGTAGGCCGTATCTCCGTTTTTCTTTTTGTAAGACTTGATTTCCATTGATTTTTACCTCATTTCTTGATAAAATGGGTATAAGAAAATGACCTTTTTAATGGTTATTTCCTATACACGATTTCCTCACGCTCAGAGTCGCCAAACTTTGAGAGCGTGGGGATTTTTTATAGTATTGTCGATAAAAAGTTATATAAAATAACCATCATGACTATGAATACGATAATTGAAACACAACCACAACCGAATAGACAACCTTCATCTGCTCCGAAACCAAAAGTTATTTTGTTATAAAGACTGTTGTAAGCTGCACGTTTTGGGTTTTTGACCCAACCAATGCCTTTTTGTCCATACAATGGAGAAGTGCCTGTTTTGATTTTTCGATTTATAGCTCCAGTTGTACGTGCTGATACTCTCTTTTTTATATTTGGTGTTCGAGGGCCTATTTTCATAATTTATTCTCTTTGGATCCTTTTGTAATTTAAGCAGTTTATTGCAATTCTCTTTGAAATTGTTGCAAAGTCAAAATAGCCCAGTCTTCGTCATTTTTGTACCCTTGGACTATGCTAAGGGCATAATACTCTTGACAACTACAATTATACATCAGAAAATTCATCAAACGATTATGTAATGCAGGTTTTGACATTTGACTGAATTCAATAAGTTGTTTGAATGTCAACCCAGATTTTATATGTTCAAGTAGTTTATAATCATTAAGAAACAAAATTGATGCAATGGTATTTGCTTCGTCTTCCAATGGAACAATCTCAGTTGGATAGGAATCGCTATAGTTTGATGAGGTTTTAGAAACTAGAACTTTGTCATAAACAGAACTCATGAGATGACAGTATATATGGGCTAATTCATGAAGGATTGTAAACATAATCCTCCCTTTAATTACATCTTGGTTGATATAAACAACAAAGCGATTTTTTTGGAAATCTGGGATTGTCATCCCAGAACAAACATTGCAAAAACTGAAATCAACTAATAAGAGAGAATTATTTGAAGTTAAATTATATTTAAGTTCTTGTTTTTTATTCGGGAACAAATTATACATTAAATCCGCTTCAAAATAGACAAATAAAATATTAAACTTAGTTTCAAAGAATTCAATGACTAGGTCGAAAGTGATTTGAGAAATATGGATATTAAAATGGTCAGATATATCCATAAGAAGTCGATTTGCGTTTTCGTGATATTGTAAGTAAGTTTCTTTTGAGGGTCTTGTAAATTGTTTCAAATAGGCACCTACTTCCAGAAAGAATCGTCTTTGGCAAGAGCACGAGCATTTTTAAACATACTAAAGATTGCTTTGTTAAAACGTTCTTTTTCATCATCAGTCATATCCTCAGTTTCTTTTCGAAACATTATTAAAGTTTCAAGTTCTTGAGTGTTCATCAAATCTTCGTTAGATGCGTAAGGATTTTTTGTTCTGCCCAATAAATAATCGACTGATACGTTAAAGTAATCAGCAACTTTTTCAATTTTATCGCCACTCGGAGTTGAAGTTTCCCACTTTCTAAGACTTCCATTGCTAAAGTCTAAACTCCTTTCCAATTCAGCAAGAGTAACCTTCCTATCATTGGCTAACGAACGTATTCTGTCTAAAATAGTCATGTGTAAAAAACCTCCAAAATTAAGGCTTTACAAAATAATGTAAAATTTTCTATCAAAACTATTGACAAATAGAAAATTTTCCTTTATACTTATTTTGTAAGCTAGTTGACCAGCTAACATAAAATACAAATAGAATAATCCGCCAAGATTTTTGTTGTACCTGTTTTTATGGTATAGCTGTATTTCTTATACCCTCATAATAGACTATTTTCTATTAAAAGTCAACAAATAACGCTTATTTTCTTATAAAATTTTCTAACGAAAGGAGGTGTTAGAAGTGATCTATGACAAAATAAAAGAAATTGCTTCAAGTAAGGGAATTTCGATTTATAAAATCGAGAAAGACCTCGACTTAGGCAATGGAGCAATCAGTAAATGGAACACTAGTTCACCATCGGCGATTACTCTAAAATCAATTGCAAATTATTTAAACGTTCGTCTTGAACAATTATTGGAGGAATAATATGGAATTAACTATTATTAACGAGCAAGAAGTTCTCGGTAAACACTTCACAGTATATGGTACAGCAGATGAACCATTGTTTGTTGCAAAAGATGTAGCTGAATGGATTGAGCATAGCAATCCTACAGAAATGTTAAAGTCAGTAGATGAAGATGAAAAGCTGACCTCAACAATCCTTAGGGCAGGTCAAATAAGAGAAGTAAATCTTTTAACAGAGAACGGTCTCTACGAAGTTCTTATGCAATCACGCAAGCCACTGGCTAAAGAGTTCAAGAAAAAAGTAAAAGAAATCTTGAAATCTATTCGTAAGCATGGTTTGTATGCCATTGATGATCTGCTTAATAACCCAGATATGGCAATCGCAGCACTTCAGAAGCTGAAAGAAGAACGTCAATTACGCTTGCAGGCGCAGGAGGAAGTCGCTCAAAAGAACCAAATTATCCAAGAGCTACAACCAAAAGCTACATACTACGATTTGGTCTTGCAAAATAAAACACTTGTACCGATTTCAGTAATCGCTAAAGATTACGGGATGAGTGCTACGAAGCTGAATAAAATCTTGCACGAACTTAAAGTACAGTACAAGCAAGGTAGCACTTGGCTTTTATACCAGAGGTACGCTAGCAAAGGTTATACTCAATCAAAAACTCATACAATTGATGCAAATTATAGCAAAATGCATACTTACTGGACTCAAAAAG